GAAACAACAGAAACTGTTGAACCTGAAAAACAGGTTGAAGAAAAAATAGAAGTAGTAGAAACTAAGGAAGAAGAGAAACAAGAAACTAAGACAGACGAGAAACAAGAAACGAGTGACGAGAAACCAAAAGAAGAATTAGAACAGTACAGTGAAGGTGTTCAAAAAAGAATTTCTAAGCTAACTAAAAAGTGGAGAGAAGCCGAAAGGCAAAAAGAAGCTGCTTTAGATTTTGCTAAAGGAGTTCAAACTGAACACAAAACTTTACAAACTAAAATGGCTAAACTAGAGCCAAGTTATGTAAACGCGGTGGAGAACAGAGTTAAATCAGGATTAGAAGCTGCTAAATCTACGCTTGTAAGAGCTAGAGAAGCAGGAGATATTGATGCTGAAGTTAACGCACAAAAAGAAATAGCTAGACTTGGAATGGAAGAAGTAAGAGTTCATACTCTTAGAAATAAACTTTCAGAACAAAAAGAACAGGTTGTACAAACCCCTTCTTTAAATCAAGCACTTCAAACTCCACTAGCGGATCCAAAAGCTGAAGAGTGGGCAGAAAAGAACGATTGGTTCGGAAAAGATTCTGCTATGACTTATACAGCGTTTGATCTACATAAAAAACTAGTTGACCAACAGGGTTTCGACCCTAAATCAGACGAATATTATGTTGAAATAGACAAGCAAATGAGACTTGACTTTCCCCATAAATTTGGTAGAAACGACTCACAGGAATCGACTAAACCTACACAAACAGTAGCGTCAGCGACGCGAAGTGTAAAACCTGGTCGCAACACCGTGAGACTCACATCATCTCAGGTAGCAATCGCTAGAAAATTGAATGTGCCACTTGAAGAATATGCGAAACAATTAAAAATCACGAAGGAGGCATAAGCATATGCAAAACGATAAAATAAAAACTTCCCGTGCGAGTCAAACAAGAGCTAAAACAGCTCAAAAAACTGTTTGGACTCCACCATCATCTTTAGATGCACCCCCTGCACCAGATGGGTTCCATCACAGATGGATAAGAGCCGAGTCAATGGGTTTTGATGATACAAAAAACATGGCCGGTAAATTAAGATCAGGATACGAGCTTGTAAGAGCTGATGAATATCCAGATCAAGATTATCCAGTTCTGGGTGAAGGAAAATACAAAGGGGTCATCGGAGTTGGCGGCCTATTGCTGGCTAGGATATCTGACGAGCTTGTTAAATCGCGCGAAGCGTATTTTAATAAAATTACGCAAGACAAAGACGACGCGGTTGATAATGATCTTCTGAAGGATCAGCACCCAAGTATGCCTATCAATACTGATAGACAGACTCGTGTAACCTTCGGTGGAACAAAGAAAAGTTAATTTTTTAACGATTCCTTCTCCAACGAAATAAATAAACCGTACTGGAGGCCCTTCGGGGCAGGTACATAAGGAGAAAACGACTATGGCTAATCAAGACGCGGCTTTTGGTTTCAGACCGACAAGACACTTGTCAGGTGGACAAATCAGAACTGAAGAATATGTAATAGCAGCAAACTACGGAACAGCAATTTATACTGGTCAAGTAGTTGAAGCAGTTACAGCAGGTGGTATAGAAGCAGCGGCAGCTGGAGACACTCAACAATTAGGTGTTTTCGGTGGCGTATTTTATACTGACCCAACAACAAGTAAACCTACATGGAATGCTTATTATCCAGCAAGCACTAATGCTTCTGATCTTAAAGCTTCTGTGTATGCGGATCCAAATATCGTGTTTGAAGCACAACATGATGGTACAGGAACAGCAGCAATGAATCATGGAGGATTTGATTTTGTCGGAGTAGCAGGAAGCACTGTTACTGGACAATCAACTTCAGAAATTGATACATCAACTGTTACTACATCAGGTGGATTTAAACAAATCGGTATATCAACTGATCCGGACAACAGTGATACAGGTTCAGCAAATTGCAACGCATACGTTGCGTTCAATACTGGTGAACATGTATTTAAATTAACAACAGCACTAGGGTAATCGAATAGGAGATTAAATTATGGCAATATCACGATCACAACTCGTAAAAGAGTTAGAGCCAGGATTGAATGCACTATTCGGCCTGGAGTACAAAAACTATGCAAATGAGCATGAAGAAATCTTTAGCAAAGAAAATTCAGACAGAGCTTTTGAAGAAGAAGTTATGTTATCTGGATTTGGCAATGCGGGGGTTAAACCTGAAGGTCAAAGTATAAACTATGACGCAGCAACAGAAACCTTCACAGCTCGTTACACGCATGAAACACTTGCTTTAGCATTTTCAATCACTGAAGAAGCGATTGAAGACAACTTGTATGATAGACTTGCGTCTAGATATACAAAAGCATTAGCTAGATCTATGGCTAACGCTAAACAAGTTAAAGCAGCAAATGTTCTTAACAGAGCGTTTAACAGTTCATACACTGGCGGAGACGGAACAGAGCTTTGCGCAACTGACCACACAATTGTGTCTGGTACAGAGCAAAACGAACTTTCGACTGCGGCGGACCTTAACGAAACATCTTTAGAGCAAGCAATGATTGACATTGCAGCACTAACTGATGAAAGAGGTCTAAAAATTGCAGCTAAAGGAATGAAAATGATTATTCCTTCTGCGCTACAATTTACTGCAGAGAGACTTATGAAGTCTACGCAAAGAGTGGGAACAGCTGATAATGACATCAATGCACACAAAAACATGGGGATGATTCCTCAAGGTTATGTAGTTAATCACTACTTAACTGATACTGATGCATGGTTCATTAAAACAGATTGTCCTAACGGGCTAAAACATTTTGTTAGAGCACCAATCAAAACTGCTATGGAAGGCGATTTTGAAACTGGAAACGTAAGATACAAAGCCAGAGAAAGATACAGCTTCGGCTGGTCTGACTGGAGAGGTATCTTCGGATCACCAGGTGCGTAATAAATAAATAATTATGTGGCGGGACATAGTTCCGCCACATTTCATAAATAGAAAGGTAGAAATGACAAATTTCACAGTTAAAATATGGGCTTATGATCACTATGCATCTTTTGATGTAAAAGCTGAAGATAGTCCTAAATCTATTGAAAACTCTATCCTTGACAAAATTGGAGAAAAGAGTATAAGCTGGGAATATCTTGGAAATTCGTACGATAATAGTACGAATAGAATAACCTATGAGGAGGTTAATCATGACCGAAGACCTATACAAACAAAAAAGGTCCTTGGAGTTGAGGTGGCAACTGGAGTATGAGCAAGAAGGTAAATATACTCTGGATATGGTCAATATTGATAACGCTATTAGAGATGTTATCACTGAGATCAAACTCGAAGAATCTAAGATTGCAGATAGAGAAAATGCAATCATTGATGCCGCCCCACAAGTTTCAGTGGCTACTTAGATAAAAGTCACATCGCTGAAATCGTATATTTTTGTAAGGATCCCTTGCACTCTACTCAAATTTCATATATAAAAAAATCACTATACAATTTTAAACAAACTTAAATGTAGACGCGTATAGTCGACACCCCTAGGGACTACATTTATATATATCTAGGAGGATATTAACATGGCAAATACAACTTTTAATGGACCGGTAAGATCCGAAAAAGGTTTCCAAGTAGCAACTAAAAACACGTCTACTGGAGCAATAACAACTAGAATGAGTTCAGGCATGCCTGACTTAACTGGTTTATCAATTTCAGATGTAGCAACAGCAACTAACGTAACGTTAGCAGCAGACACTATTTCTGTAATCAATTACACAGGTGCAGCAGCTGCAACTATGACACTACCCGCAGCAACAGCAGGAACAATAGTAATTTATTGTCAATCAAAAGACACTACAGGTGGAACAGCTACATTAGTTTTTGATGCAGCAGGTTCTGATGTTTGGGCAACTGGTTCAGTAATTGAATCAAGAGGTTCAAGTGAAGTAACTTTTGATACTTCAGCAGCAGGTGAAACTAAATTAACTTTTACACCAGCTAACGCAGCAACAAACTTGTTGACTACTGGTGGACAAATTGCTTTTATTTGTTACGAAGATGCTACATGGCATATTGCAACAAAACTAGCAGCTGAGACTACTCAAGTTACTGGTGCGTTTGTATTCGCAGCGTAATAATAAATAATTAATCTATGCTCCTTCGGGAGCATAGAAATTTAAGGAAAAAATATGAGTCAATTAAATATACAAGCTACTAGATCCGCAGCAGCTGCAGGAGCAACTGCAATTATAGCGCCGCCGGTAAGAGTTTATTCAATTTCAATTGCATGTACTGGAGGAGCAGGAGTTTTAGAATTAACTACAACTTCAAATTC